TTGATATAATTTTGGGTATAGCGTGCAACTTCTGCATCCATATGTTCTGTAACGTACATACGGTTATTTTTGTTTGGCTTATTGCACTGAATCATTTTGCCTTCAATAAACCATGATTTTGCACCGTTATCAACGGCTTCAGAAATTACAATATCTGAATCATTATTTTCTTTTATTAAAAGCATTATTTTTTCCTTTTATTGGCTTTCTTCTTCGGACTCTTCTTCTTCAAAATCTTCTTCGAAATCTTCTTCTTCATCTTCATCTGGACCACTTTCTTCTAATAGAATATTGGCCAATTCTTCGATTTCGGATTCGGTGAGTTCTTCACCAATATCTTCTTCGATTGACTCAACTAATTGTTGAAGTTCTTCAATAAATGCATCTTCTTCTAGAAGTTCATCATCTGATTCTTCTATAGATTCAGCTCTCATACCTTTGGATTTTTTAATGGCTTTATCTTTCGAACCAAGAAATTCCTGCGAACCAGTCTCAATTTTTCCATCACCATCATAATCTTTTTTAGCTAATTTTGCTTTTTCGCTAAAGAGTGTTGGTGCATAATTCTTGAGTTCGTTTTCCAAAAGACTACCAAGACGAACATACAGTTCGTTTTCTATAATTTTTTTTGCATTTACAACATCTTCATTGATTAAATGTACCACTGCTTCGTTTAATTTTTCCATTTTTTTATTCTCCGTTATTTTTATTTATTTTTTTATGAAATTTGTCAAGAAGAAAATAAAGTTATTTTCACTTGAAAGCAACTTTTTCATAAAAGTTCTATCATTTTTGGATAAATTTTGAATAATTTCTAATATATTTTTAGGTATTGATACACTAGTATGGCTTTTAAATCTAACCATAAGAGCTTTATTTGATTTATTCTTAAGCTCTTTTTTTAGAGTTTCCTTATCATAAAAGTAAACTTTCATTGCTGTTCTTCAGGTGGCATTGCGGCCTGGGCCTGCATTTGTTGCTCTAATTGCTTACGTCTTTCGATCTCTATTTCTTGATCAATTTGAGCCATTTCCTGATCTGTCATCTTAAGAATATTTTTACGAATATAATTTGTAGAATAGAATGTTCCTGTGAAATTAGCGAGAATATTTAACATCTCGACTTTCTCACGAAGAATTTCATTTTCTTTCAGATCGTTGAAATACGAATCTCTGTTGAAATTAAAGATAATATCCTGAGAGATCTTTTCCCAATCATTCTGAGTTAAAATACCCTTTAGAATGCACTGTTTCTTCAATAATTCTAAGAAAAGAGATGCAAATTTATGGCGCATTCTTTCGATAAATTTATAGAATTTAACTTCATCTCTGGTTATTTCTGAGGTTCGGCCCATATTAAAACCAGTCGAAGTTTCAAGTCTAGAAATAGGTACATTCAAGGCTCTGTAAAGTTTTCTTTGCAGATATTCTACGTCTTCCATCTGTCCAAGATTTTGACCACCATCAAGGGTAGTTATTTCTGTACTGCGATTACCATCTTTTCTTGGAATCCAATAGTCTTCAAGCATTGAAAGATGGCTTCTATCATCTTTAATTTCTCCCGTTTTTTGATCGTAAATTAATCGATTACGATAACGATTCATGAGTTCTCTCATGTATTGTTCGGCTTTTTGTTTTGGTAAAGAACCAACATCTACATAAAATACTCTTCGTTCTGGTGCTCTTGACATGCGGTAAATAACAACCGCATCTTCAATTTGCCGAAGCATGTTTAAGGGCCGAATTGCTTTGTGTAGATAACTTATTACTCTTTTGCTGGCATAATCTACCAAACCAGAAGTAGAATAAGCAATAGAATCCACGGCTATCTTCATACCAATATTTGATGTTGGTAAAATAGCATCAGGATCTATATCAGTATAAACATAATATTCATCAATTTTCTTTACAATTGGTGTTTGTATACCATTGATGATTTGATTTTCTCTTTCTACTTTTCTTACTTTTCGAATTTTAAGAGGATCTACTGGTCTTAAATCCTGTATACCCTTTTCTGGTCGATTAATATCAATTACACAATGGTAATATAAACGACCATCGATATACCAACGTCTAAAAATTTCATATCCAGTGCTTGAAAAATTTAATAATTTTAAGATGTTTTTATATTCATTTAACATCTTAGATTTAATATTTTCAGATAATGCTACTTGATCTAGATTCAATTCAATACACTTTTTGTTATCATCAAATACGATTGAATCATTAACAATATCTTCTATTGCTAGGTCAACTTCTGGATATAATGACATCGATCTGTATTGCTGAATAAGAGCATTTTCATCTCTATATTGAGCACCAAAATCAAATACAGTCGAAAGAAAACCACCCGCATCGACTACGACACTTCCATCGTAATCGTCGGGTGGAACAAAAGACGGTGTTGTTTTTTGTTCCTCTACAGTTGACTGTAGTGGTTCATTTTGTTTTTTACCAAATAAAAAGCCAAATAAATTCAAGTCCATAATTTATATATGTCATGCTCCAGCAGCCGCCGTTACTGGTTGCCAATAATCAAACGACATGTTTACAGTAAATTCAATGAAAGAATTTTCTGAATCGTATGATAAATCGATTGGTGAAATTTCAGTTGGGAAGCAATTAATTAATTTAATATGTTTGCTATAATTACCTGGTGTTTGTCCTGGTTGACCTGATCTGGTCGTTTGAATATCATCATAATAAAGATCCCAGTTAGTAACGACATTATAATTAATTTGGTGAGTATTTCTCTCATCCATTGCATTGGCCCATCTCTCAAAAGCTGCTTTGAGATTATGGGATGATTTCTTCCCTGCCGCTTCGTAAATAACCAATGCCCAATCACCATAAACTCTTTCACCAGAGAATTTTACTGGTCTTCCCTGCCACATTACTGGAATTTGACCAACAGCACTTGGGGGTGCTTGTGTGGCCTTGCAATATATTGTCTGAACAGTGTCTAGATCAAGACCAGTACCTATACCTGATGGAAAGGTAAAATTGACCATGAATCTATTTTGTCTGACACCAAAGAAATTGTTTCTAAAATCTGATAATCCGTTAGCCATTTTTACTCCTTAGTTATTTCAAAGAGTGTCACTTAAATCTTTATTGGTTATAGTAATTCGTACAAAGTTAACTGATGGAATTGGTTTGATTAAGATATCGGCAACAAATTCTTTGGCTGCAATGACACCAGCAGTATTGTTTGATTCGTCACAGATAACTTTGTAATCACTAATTCCTCTTTGTGATTGAACATCTCTTAGAATAGAATCAGCTGCGTTTGAGAATCTATTTCTGCTGAGAGCATCATTTTGTTCGAATAGAATACCTCTTGCGAGTGGTGTGAGTGCTCTCTTCAAGTAAATTACGAGTCTAGCAATATTAATTGAAGTAAGCGAAGATGTAGAAGCAGCATAAGTCTTATCACCGAAAAGAATTGTTCCTTCACCAACAAATGTAGCAACAGGATTAACTTTACTATCGTAAAGATTGTCTTGTTGAGTTTCAGTTAAACTTTGTGTAAGTGATACGACATTAAGAATTTGACCTCTTCTTGTTCCTGCTGGCGAATACCATGGATAAGAAACGCGGTCTGTTCTTGAAAGACAACCAGCCACGTCGGCTGCTAAAGTTGATTTGACAAGAGTTGTACCATCACCAGAGACATTTAGTTGATTCTTTTGGCCATATACAAAGCATCCAAATTCTGGTGAACTTAATCCAGAAAGAGTTCCTGGGATGCCAAGATTTGTAGCATCTAAATCTACACCATCGTCAGTTGAAATGAGACTAAAGACACCAAATGCTGGTGATTCTTTTGCCACTCTATGATTGAAGAATTCTTTTGTTTGTTCTCTACCTAAAGTAACACCTTCAAAGATAACATCAACATCTAAACTAAAGAAGCCAGATAGACCAGCTCCAGCGTTATTGAAACCGACATAGCAAGGTGCTCCGTATTGAAGGAAGTTATAAACAGAATACCATTCATCGGTCCATGCGGTTGCTCCATTTGAAGCAAGATATCCTGAAATAAAGGTAACTCCACTTGCGCCAACTAAGCTATTTTCTGTCTGTGTAAATGTCTGAAGTCTTGAAAACCAGTCTGGAATATCATTTACTAGATAATATCCTTTATTTTTTTCTGCTGTAGTACCAAACAAACTAAGACCTTGAACCGAAACCATGGCTCCGATGGTTGGTGATCCTTCTTCGGATGTTGGGACAACCAGTGACTCATCTAATATTGTAACTGATACATTTGGTCGTGCCATAAATTCTCCTTAAAAATATTTTCGTCTAAAATATATATTATTTCCGAGAATTTAGTTAAAAAAGCCAATATTGTGTACCAAATTGGTTTCTTCTTGAGTCTTTTGCGCCGAACCAGCGGTCTTCTCCATCCCATTCGCTTTGATTGTCAAATCCATCCTCAACAAACATTGGAATAATTTCGTTCTCAATTTTTTCAATATCTTTCTCAAATAACTCAACACGAACATCTTTATTGGTCAATGCTTCAAAGAAATCTTGTCTTGTGGCCCATGCAAAAAGAACCAATGTCATCACAAGATCGTCAGTATGGCCTTCATCAGCAGCAAATGATTGCCCATCTGCAATAAACGTCGTTAACTCATCTATAGTATCTGGATCTTCTAATAATAATTTATCCTGTTCAATTAAATTCTTAAGAACAGCACACCCAAGTTTCTTTACCGGAACTGTTGTGCGTACACCGAGTTGTACACGCTTCGCGCCCATTCCAGTTTCAGTTATTGTCTGTCCCTTATGACCCTTAAAAGCTGCTTTAACCAAATTTTCATATTCTAAATCATAATGTAAAATATCAGCAACCTGGCTTCCAATATCATTTACTTCGACAAGAACATGTGCGTTATTATATTTCTTACCCACAGATCGAATATAAGATGGTAATAACAGAGGTGATACCGTATTGCTCTTAAAACGAGCTACCATTCGATATGGCATGTCCGAGATATCAAATACAGTAAAGGCACTATTATCTCCACCTTGCCCTCTGGCGACATCTACGGTCATAAAATATTCCCTGTCAGTCGTACCTTTGTCAGCATCACCTTTAATTGGTTCGTTATAAATCAAAAGACCTTCAGCATTTCTTTGCTTCGGTTTACCATAGCTTAATTGATTTAACTTTTGTGCATCTATAAGAGTATTAGCTGAACCTATAAATGAGCAGCAAAATTCCGCATCAAACTGTCGCTCAGAGGTATTTTTAATCTGTTGCTCTTTCCACGCCTCATCACGCAAAGGACCACCTGGATATTGTGGTACTTGTTGCCAGTTAACTTCAAATGGAACATATTCATTCTGTCTAGATGTAGCACCTTTCCATAATTGATAAAACATATTCAACCCTTTTGGGGTTGAAATAATAATCATTTGAGTGCTTTGTCCTGCTGTAATTGTTGGATAGACCGATGAAAAGAATTCTTCAGCAACAGTTGTTGGTACGAATGCAAATTCATCAAGAAAAATGCAATTGTGTACTAATATACTATTAGCAAAAAATGAATGAGTATCTGTTACTTCAAGTAAATCATAAACATGAGAATCATCATGATTAATAACATCAACTAAATGTAATATATTATTACTACTAATGATCTCATGGTTTTTATTTAATTTTTTAGCTTCAATGAAGCCATCATTAGTTGCTATTTTATGATCTTCTGTACAAATTAATTCGGAATTATTATCGAATACTAATTTTATTGTTGCTCTATTATGTGTTTTTGAGATTCCTCTAAAACTTTTAAATCCGTCTGCTGTGAGAACTTCCCATCTATTAGTTTCTTTCCTTTGTTCCACGG